TCTCCGCATTAAAGGTGACGACACCCCTCTTATGCCAGGTGAGTTCAGGGACGTGGATGTTCCAGGTGGTGCGATACGGGATTCAATTACGTTCATCCCTTACAAAGAGCCATCAGGCGTTCTATACTCGTTACTCGGCAACATTGTCGAAGAAGGACGTAGGATAGGTTCCGTTGCTGATATACAGGTTGGAGATACAAATGCTCAAGCACCTGTAGGTACAACGCTCGCCCTAATGGAACGTAGCATGAAAGTTATGTCTGGTGTACAAGCTCGCATGCATGCAGCCATGAAAAATGAGCTACGTCTTCTGTCAAAGATTATACGCGATTACATGCCATCAGAGTACGCTTATGAAATGGATGGTGATTTTGATAGGCAAAAAGACTTTGACTCACGAGTGGACGTTATACCTGTCTCAGACCCTAACGCTGCAACAATGGCACAGAGAATTATGCAATACCAAGCAGCTCTACAGCTATCCCAACAAGCTCCTCAGTTATACGACATGGGTAAACTGCATCGGCAGATGTTAGAAGTGTTGGGGATACAGGACGCAAGTGATATAATTAAACTACCCGATGATATTAAACCTGCTGACCCTGTTACAGAAAACATGATGCTGCTCAAACAAGAGCCAGTAAAGGCGTTTAAGTATCAAGATCACGAAGCTCACATAGCAGTCCATATGGCTGCAATACAAGACCCTAAAATGCGTGAACTTGTTGGGCAGTCACCGTTTGCACAGGCTATCGGCGCAGCTATGTCGGCTCACGTTACAGAACACGTTGCATTTCAGTACAGACGAGAGATTGAAAAGATGCTTGGCGTCGAGATGCCAAACGAAGATCAGCCACTACCAGAAGATGTAGAAGTAGAGATCTCAAGACTGGCGAAAGATGCAGCAGAGAAGCTGCTACAAAAAGATCAGATGGAAGCGCAGCAGCAGCAAGCGCAACAACAACAACAAGATCCGGTTGTCCAGATGCAACAGATGGAACTACAAATGAAACAGCAAGAGTTGCAGCATAAGATGCAAATGGATGCAGCTAAATTAAAGTTAGATGCTGAACGTATTGCCGCTGAGAACCAACGTGAGGGTGCACGTCTCGGTGTCAGGCTCGCTACTGATCTAGATAAATCACAACGTGATGATCAGAAAGAGGGCGCTAAACTAGGGATAGAGATAGCAAAGGAGTTAACAAAGGGAGATGGATGATAGCGTGTTTTCGCTGTTAGGGCGAAAGCTTGACGAGTATGAAGAAGATATTAAAACATATCTTGCATCTGGTCAGGCAGAAGATCTTGGTTCGTATAATCGTTTGGTCGGAAGATGCGACCTAGTAAAAATTATACGCCAAGATTTAGAGGATATAGAAAAAAGATATATTGAAAGTTAAAAATTTTTTTACTATTGTCCAAATTAGGGAGTATTCGTGGATAGTTCACGCAAGGTGACTGTGAACCTTTAAATCACTGCAAGGTATTAGAATGTATACAGGAAATGCGACTACAGAAGAAAAGGTAGCTACTAAACTACCACAGCCACAAGGATATAAGATCCTTATCGGCGTACCAGAAATCAGCGACAAGACAGAGGGTGGGGTGTTTATGCCTGATGGCCTTAAAGCCTCAGAAGAAACGGCTTCTATTATTGGTTTTGTTATGGAGCTAGGCGCAGATGCCTATGCTGATAGAGAAAAATTTCCACATGGATCGTACTGCAAGAAAGGAGACTTCGTAATCTTTCGTTCTTACTCAGGCACTCGATTTAAAGTACATGGGAAAGAATTTCGTCTTATTAACGATGACACTGTGGAAGCAGTTGTAGAAGATCCAAGGGGGTATTCAAGGGTATGAACAATCTAGCTGAAGAACAAGAATTTGAAACCAAAGAAGAAACAGTGACAGAGGCTATTGAGACTGCAAAAACTGAAACAGAGCAAGAAGATGATAGCTTTGAAATAGAAGTTGTTGATGACACACCTGCAAAAACAGAAGATGAGCCTAGCAACACCGAAAATCCTGAATCTCAGGATGAGGTCGATAAATATACTGCTGGCGTACAAAAACGCATTGATCAGCTTACAAAAAGGTATCGTGATGAAGAAAAGGCAAGACAAGAAGCCAGCAAACTTCAAGAAGAAGCGCTTCGATACGCTGAACAAGTTAAACTTGAAAACGAAAAGCTTCGCAAAACTTTAGACGAAGGTGAGGGTGTTCTTGTAAATCAAGCTAAAGGCAGAGTTGCAGCAGAAATTGACAAAGCCAAAACAGCCTACAAAGCAGCTTATGAATCGGGTGATCCAGATGCTTTGGTCGATGCTCAAGAACAATTATCTGCCTTACAAGCAGAAAAATTAAAATATGAGTCTTTTAAGCCACAGCCTCGCCAACAACAAACACCGCAACCGCAAGCTCAACCTCAATACCAACAGCAAACCCCACAACCACCACGACCAGATGAACGTGCTTTAGAATGGGCAAAAAATAATGATTGGTTTGAAAAAGATCCTGAAATGACAGGATACGCTTACGGACTTCACGAAAAACTTGTAAAAAGTGGTATTGATCCAAGAAGTGATCAGTACTATAGTGAAATAGACGACGCGGTTCGCCGCGTGTTCCCGGATAAGTTTGACGATGGGCCTATTATTGAGGAATCAGCACCCCAACGTCAGACAGGCAACGTGGTTGCCCCTGCTATTAGAAGCGGTAAAAAACCACGCAAAGTGCAACTGACCTCAACGCAAGTTTCTCTCGCCAAGAGACTTGGTCTGTCAAATGAACAATATGCGGCGCAATTAATGAAGGAAGTGAAACAATGACTGACAGAACCCCACGCACAAAAGACTCTCGTGAAGAGAATCAACGTAAAGTGTCATGGCAGAGACCTTCGATGTTACCGAACCCCGAACCCAAAGACGGTATTGAATATCGTTGGATTCGCACATCAACACTTGGGAACAGTGACAATACGAATGTATCTTCCAGATTTCGTGAGGGATGGACACCTGTTAGGAAAGATGATCACCCAAACCTTCAAGTTGTGTCTGATATCGATTCTCGATTTACAGACAATATTGAGGTCGGTGGATTACTGCTATGCCAGAACTCTACCGAAAATGTGCAGGCTAGACGTGATGCACAGCTCCTACAGGCAGAAAGTCAAATGGATGCTGTGGATAACAGCTACTTGCGTAACTCAGACCCTCGTATGCCCGTTCTGAAACCAGAGCGAAGCACACGGAACTCGTTTGGTAAGTAACCTTTCTAGGTTTCTTGCTTAGTTGAAACTTTGATAATGAGGAAATAGAGCTATGGCTACTACAGCAGCTCCTTATGGCCTAAAACCCGTCAAACGTGCAGACGGAATGCCATATGCTGGGGCAATGTCCCAGTATCTCATCGATCCCGCAGGTGAAGCAACAAACCTATTTTATGGGCAAGTAGTTCACATTGGGGCCGATGGTTATATTGCCTTGTCAACAGCGACAGGTGCAGACGCAACTACAAATGCGTTGCCAACAGGAACAACCTTAACAGGTTCTCTTGGTGTCTTCGTAGGTTGCGAATACGTCAACTCATCTGGACAAACAGTTCAGGCTCAGTACTATCCATCTGGCACAGCCAATGGTGGTGCTATTAAAGCTTATGTTGTTGATGATCCAAATGTACTATTTCAAGTACAAGCAGATGGTGCAATGGATCAATCAGACATTGGTGCGAATACATTTTTTGCAGCAGCACAGTCTACCTCGACAGGTAACACCTCGACAGGTAACTCTACTTCTGCTGTAGACGCAACAACCGTCACAACAACCGCTGCCTTTAGAATTGTGGAAGCTGTGTCTCCAATTTCAGACGCATTTCCAGATCTATTGGTCAAACTTAACCCTGGTTACAGCAGCATGAATAATGCTGTAGGCTTATAAGGAGTTTAGACGATGGCTATATCACGCGCACAGCTCCTTAAAGAGCTATTACCAGGACTTAATGCATTATTCGGCTTAGAGTACGAGAAGTACGAAGGCGAACATGCAGAAGTCTATGAAACTGAGAACTCAGATCGCAGTTTTGAAGAAGAAGTGAAGTTGTCAGGATTTGGCGCTGCCCCAGTGAAAGCTGAAGGCTCTGCTATTTCTTATGACAATGCACAAGAATCATTTACAGCTCGTTACAACCATGAAACGGTTGCAATGGGATTTTCCATTACTGAAGAAGCAATGGAAGACAATCTGTATGATTCACTATCTGCTCGCTATACCAAAGCATTAGCTAGAGGCATGGCATATACAAAGCAGGTTAAAGCGGCATCTTTGCTTAATACAGGCTTTACTACATTCAACTCAGGTGATGGTGTAACTTTGTTTTCAACCAGTCACCCAACAGTTGAAGGTGGTTCAAACGCAAACCGTCCTGCGGTTGCGGCTGACTTGAACGAAACATCTTTAGAGCAAGCGGTTATCGATATTGCTGCGTTCACTGACGAACGTGGTCTATTGATTGCTGCACGTCCTCGTAAGTTGATCGTTCCGCCTGCATTGATGTTTGTTGCGACTCGCTTGTTGCAGACAGATCTTCGTGTTGGAACAGCAGATAACGATATCAACGCACTTAACACCAATGGTTCCATACCAGAAGGTTATCGCGTAAATCATTATCTAACTGACAACGATGCTTTCTTCCTAACTACAGATGTTCCAAATGGCATGAAGCACTTTGTGCGTACTGCTATGCAGACATCTATGGATGGAGACTTCGATACAGGTAATGTTCGATACAAAGCTAGAGAGCGTTATTCATTTGGTGTATCAGACCCACTAGGAATGTACGCTTCACCAGGTGCTTAATTAGTTCAATTAAATATTTAATTAAGGGGGATTTATTCCCCCTTTCTTTTTTTGTAGAGTATGTTATTCTGATTTTGGGGTAACATTAGCCTTGCAGACAGGATTACGCCCCACCTGACGTTGCACAGACTGCTAGGCGAAACCTTGTGCAAGGGGTATTATTATGGCTTCAACTACATTTTCAGGCCCAGTGACATCTACTGATGGATTCATTGGTGACATTAAAGTCCCAACTTTTACTGTGGCTACAGCACCGTCTGCTTCTGATGCAGGTGCAGGTACAGTTATATTTGTTTCAGATGGAGCAGCAGGAGCTGCTATTATAGCATTTTCAGATGGTACTAACTTTAAGCGTTCAGACACAGGCGCAACTATTTCTGATTCATAAGGAGTTAAACGATGAACAATCGATTTAAACCTGCTAGTGAAGAAGAGCTTGCTAGACGTGGCATTGGCGTAAAAAAATCTAAAGTTCGTGCTAGAAATACAGATGGTACACTAAAAGCAGACAATCCTTCCACACCTGATGTAAATGAGGCTTGGGAGGAAAAGCCTGTTAAAAAAAGTGAGCGTCCTAAGAAAAAGAAAGGATAAAGTATGCGATCAGACGTACAATCTAAACGTGTTACTGGTATAGGATCGCTAGCTGTTGGCCCTGCTAGGATACGCCAAATTCAAGTGCTAACAACTACAGGGTCTCCTCGCCTTACTATACAAGACGGAAATGGTGGAACCACAGTTATTGATTTGGATTTCAAAGCTTCAGACTCACACTCTGTGAACATTCCATCTGACGGTGTTCGTGTAAGCGATATATACGTATCTGCGTTTACGGCTGTTACTGCCATGACGGTTTTTTATAACTGAGTAAGCTTATGGTTGATAAAAAGAAAAAGGGTACTATGAAAGGCCACACCATAAAAGGTGGTCACAAGCGTCCGACTAAGTCTGGTGCAGGTATGACCAAGAAGGGTGTGGCTAAGTATCGTAAGGAAAATCCTGGTTCTAAATTAAAAACTGCCGTTACAGGTAAAGTAAAGCCAGGAAGCAAAGCAGCTAATAGGCGCAAGTCTTTTTGTGCACGATCAGCAGGTCAGATGAAGAAGTTTCCTAAAGCTGCAAAAGATCCTAACAGCCGTTTACGTCAAGCAAGAAAAAGATGGAAGTGTTAGATGGTAATGTCTCGTTCTCAAATAGGTAGTCAGTTGGTTGGTAATCGCGTCTCTACAGGCGATGATGTAAAAGACCTTGAACTAATTCGTATGGGTAAAGGTGGGAAGACTAAAAAGAAAAAGTCTAAGAGTAAAGTTAACCAAGCGGGTAATTATACCCAACCTACAAAAAGAAAGCGTATATTTAATAGAATAAAAGCAGGGGGCAAAGGTGGAGCGCCGGGTCAATGGTCTGCTAGAAAGGCTCAGATGCTTGCTAAGGCTTATAAAAAAGCAGGGGGTGGCTATAAAGACTAATGGCGCTCAAAAAGTCTCAGAAAAGCTTAAAGTCATGGACGAAGCAGAAATGGCGCACTAAAAGTGGCAAGCCTTCTACCCAAGGCAGTAATGCTACTGGCGAACGCTACCTCCCTTCTTCGGCTATTAAGTCTCTTAGCTCTGCTGAGTATGCAGCCACATCAAGAGCAAAGCGAGCAGGCAAGGCTTCAGGCAAGCAGCATGTGGCTCAACCTAAAAAAATTGCAAAGAAAACGAAACGACACAGAAGTGTAGTTACATAGGAACTTATCATGGCAGTAGTAACACCAGACCTACCAGAATTATTTGAAGAAGCTTATGAACGGGCAGGTCTTGAAATGCGTTCAGGCTATGATCTCAAAACGGCTCGTAGGAGCCTT